GGGATGATTATTGTTGCAAGATACTTTGGTTATGGTTTGATAGCTGCTGTTATCTTTTTTGTATCAATTGGTTTACCAGTTTATACAGATTTATTTTTTAAACAAAGTTTAGTATTAGTAGATTTTACATGGGTATTGCTAACATTTTTATTAGTTGCTTTTCATTCTACATTTTTAAGATTTATATTAGAATTTAAACTAAAACAACAAATACGAAAACAGTTTGAGAAGTATCTAGACCCTAGACAAGTTGCAATCTTAGTCAAGAATCCAGAGAAACTAAAATTAGGTGGCGAAAGAAAAGAGATGTCATTCTTGTTTATGGATATTGTAGGATTTACACCTATTTCAGAGTACTATAAAAATAATGATGATCCAGAAGGTCTTGTAGAAGTTATCAATGACTATCTAAATCGTATGTCAAAAATAGTATTAAAGAATGGTGGTACAATAGACAAGTATATGGGCGACTGTATTATGGCATTTTGGAATGCACCACTTGATTGTGAGAATCATGCTGAGATGGCAGTCAAAACTGCTATCGAATGTGCCGAAGAAACAGATAAAATCAAAACAGAATTTAAAGAAAAAGGTTTACCTGATATCAATATAGGTTCAGGTGTCAATACTGGCACTTGTATTGTAGGTAACATGGGTAGTGAAATGCGATTAGATTATTCTGTGATCGGTGACGCAGTAAATTTAGCTGCAAGATTAGAAGCACAAACTAGAAATTACAAAGATGAAAACGGTAAAGTAACGCCTTTATTGTATCCGTCATATACACAAGAAAAACTAAAGAATATCAAGTCAATTGAAGTAGATAAAATCAAAGTCAAAGGTAAGGAAGAGTTAATTACTATCTATAAACCCATATAAATAGTAGCATGGCAAAGACAGTATTTGATAAGATACTAGACACAACAACAGGTCCTAAATCATATGACTGGTACAAAAAACAGGTGCAGTCAATGACCACACCTGGTGCTCGTGCATTGATAAATCAAGGAAAAGCAACAATAAGACCAAAGTATGGCGTAATGAATCTTTTTGGTTATGACCCTAAACTAAAACAGTTCTTACCTTTGTATGATAGATTTCCTTTGATCTTTCCCATTGAACCTGCAAAAGGTGGTTTCTATGGTATCAACTTTCACTATCTACAACCTGGTGCAAGAGTTAATTTTTTAAGACAACTGTCAAGATTTGCTACAGATAAAAACTATGACAAGAATACGAGATATAATATTGGCGAATTATCAGGTAGATATTTTAAGAAAACTATCAAAAGATATTTGTTTAGTCAAGTGAGAACATCATTTTTAAATATACCAGCAGATGAAATGGCAATCGCAATATTTTTACCAGTCGCAAGATTTGAGAAAGGACAACCATACTAATGGCAAGAGCGAAACAAACTGAAAATGTATATCGTGAAAACGCACCTAAGAGAACTACAATCGGTAGAGGTAAGATCAAAACTTCATCTATGAACAAACATAAAAGAAGAACTTATAAGGCATATAACGCACAAGGAAAGTAATGGCAATTTTTAGAGCAGGCAAACGAGTAGGACCTTTTGACATAAGAGTAGGTTTTCCTAGAGATAGGTCTTATGATAGAATAGATTATCCTGCAAACTATACTAGAGCAAATCCAGAGACTACGATAGGTCGTTTCCGTGCTATGATGGCAAGAGCAGAGGGTTTTGCTAGACCAGCAAGATTTGCTGTTAGAATAAACTTACCAACAAACTTACAACAACTACAAATTGCTTCATCAAAAGTTGGTTATCGTGAAGGTCAAGTAGATCCAGGATTAGTGAAAGCTGCAGGACTACAACCAGTGCAATCGCCAGATAAAGGTGCTGTAAAACTACAACAATTATCTAAACAAATGGGCGAACAAATCAATATAATGTGTGAATCTATACAAATGCCTGCCCATGATTTACAATCAGAAACAATAGATCATTTTGGTCCACCTAGACAAATGGTTACAGGACATGGTTTTACAGGAACAATAGGTGCTACTTTTTATGGAGATAAGTATCTAAGAGAAAGACACTTTTTTGAGATGTGGCAAAAAGCTGCAGTAGATATGGTCAATCATAAGGCAGGATATTATGATGATTATGTTGGGTCAATACAGATTTTACAATTAGGATCACTTGACGGTGAAGGTGATAGAGATGTACCAACTTATGGTATAGAAGCAATAGAGTGTTATCCTGAGACAGTTAGTGCAATTGAATATAATTACGGTTCTACGAATCAAATAGTAAGAGTTACAGTAGGATTTCAATATAAACAATGGCACAATCTTGCAACTGATAAAATTGCAGGCATGACTTTTGGGACGTCTACCCAAACGCAACATGATATTAAACAACCAGACACAGGATTATTTGGCAAACTACCACCTGAATTACAAAGGGCAGGTCGTGAAGTATTTAATTCAGCCAAAAATCAAGTACCAATAGGAAGACTATTTAAGGGGAAACTATTCCCACCGTTTTTCTAATATACATAATTTTATATAATAAAGGAGAATAAATTATGGCACTACCAAAACTGAATACTCCGACTTATGAGTTGGAAGTACCTAGTACAGACGAGAAAATAAAATATCGTCCGTTTCTAGTAAAAGAAGAAAAGATTTTATTGATGGCATTAGAATCTGGAAAAAATGCAGACATCATTCAGGCAGTAAAAGATATTGTATCTGAATGTACTTTTGGCAAAATAGATTTAGGAACTATGCCTATGTTCGATATTGAGTATATATTTTTAAATATACGAGCAAAATCAGTAGGTGAAATTTCTAAGTTAAAGTTATTATGTCCTGATGACAAAAAGACTTATGTTGATACAGAGATTAATTTAAGTGAGGTTCAAGTACAAGTTGAAGAAGGACATACTAATAAGATTGAATTAACAGATGATATGGGTATGATTATGACATATCCTACTATTGATTCATTTACTGAAACTGGTATACAAAATGTTAATGCTAGTAATATGTTAGATGTTATTAGTGTTTGTATATTACAGATATACGAAAAGAATGGTGAAAAAGTCTATCAAGCAAAAGATCAGACTAAAAAAGAGTTAATTGAGTTTGTTGAACAGTTAAATACAAAACAGTTTAAAGAACTTCAAAAGTTTTTTGATACTATGCCAAAACTAAAACATACAGTTAAGGTAAAGAATCCTAAAACTAAAAAGAGTGGTGAAGTTGTACTGACAGGACTAAACGATTTTTTCGGCTAGCCCTCTCACATGATAACTTAGAGAATTATTATAGCACTAATTTTTCTCTAATGCAACATCATAATTACTCTTTGAGTGATTTAGAAAATATGATACCTTGGGAGAGGGAAATATATATAGATATGTTAGTAACCTATATTAAAGAAGAAAACGAAAAACAAAAACAAAGAGAAGCGGAGAGAAGATAAATGACTGAGACTAAAAAAGTAAATCTAGAGTTAGAGATAGATACATCTACTGTCGATTCTAGCAAAAATAGATATCAAGGTTTAATAGACCTTGCTAGAGCAGTAGACCAATGGAGAATATTTCCTAGAGTGTTTATTTCAACTTACATATATTTACTTTATAAAGTAACAATATGGTTTATGGGATTAGATGATCCAACTATGGCACAATCTGGACTAGTATCAATTGTTGTTGGTGCTGGGGCAGCGTGGTTTGGGTTGTACGCAGGAACAAGTAAAGGTAAAAAGTAATGTTTGGTGCAGAACAATTTCCTAAAATATCAACAGGCACAGATTTAGTTGTATCATCAAGTAATATGCTTGCAAATACTGGTACTGGTGGTAGTGCAACAGTACAACCAATGTCGCCTATGGATAGTATTAGAGAAATGTTCGTAGATATGAGAGATAGTTTACTTACGATTGCACAAAACACAGCAAGAACAAATGAACTACTTATGGGTACGCCTGCTCAACAAAGAGATGAAGCAATTGCTTCTGGCGAAACAGACGCACCACCTATACCTGAAGATGATGATACTGGTCCTAGTTTCTTAGATCGATTAAAAGGTTTAAATCCTTTTCAAGGTGGTATAGGCACCTTTGGTAAAGTATTACTAGCGGTAGCAGGTCTACTTGGTCTCAAACTTTTTGGACCTCAAATACAAGGTGGTCTTGCAGGTATACTTCAGGCTATTGCTGATAATAAACTAAGTGAAAAAATAGGACAAGCAGCAGAAGATTTAAAGACAAAAGGTAAAGAGCTTTTTACTGAACTTCAAGAAGGTGTATCAAAATTACTTGAAGGAATTTCAGCATCAATAGCATTCGTTAAAAGTATATACACAGCAATTAATGATTATATTATGCAATTTGATACTCAAGGAACAGTTGTCTATGATTCAGCAACTGGTCAAACAATCACTACAGGTGATGGTAAATTAGATGAAGAAGAACTTGGATTTTTAAAGGATGATTTAAAAGAAAAAGCAGTAAATGTTATAGGCAATTTTCTTGGCGATGTTTTATTAGCATTTGGTGGTCTCTTACTTGGTACAACTTTCATAACAACAGCAGCAAAAGCACTACTTGGTAGTGCTGCTATACAAAGAATATTTAGCATAGGTCCATCTTTCATAGGACCTTTACCTGCAGGTGCAGGATTAAGTCCTCTTTTAGCAACAGGTGGTATTGTTTCTCTATTAGCATATGGTATAACTACTACTTTTAAGAATTTTAGTAATTCTTTAGAAGAAACATTAAAAGAAAACAATAATGAATTTGAGATAAAATCATTCTTATCTAACTTCTTTGGCGGTAATGATGAAGGTGGTTTCATGAACGCTCTTAAACAAGCATTCTTAGTCGGAGGCACAGGTGCATTAGGCGGTATGGCATTAGGTGCAAAGTTTGCTATTCTTGGTGCACCAGCAGGTCCTGCAGGTATAATTGCTGGAGGATTACTAGGAATCGCTATTGGTGGTATTATAGGTGCAATTTCAGGTTCTTATGGAAGTGATAAGATAAAGGCGATGATGGATAGATTTAGTGATACTATAAATGAAACTATTGATAAAATAGATTTATTTTTTACAGATATACTTGATAATATTAGAAAATTCTTTACAGGCGAAGCAACAGCATTTGAATTAGATCCTGTTAGAATAAATCAAGCGATAGAATCAGAAGAGGCAAAAATAGCAGATTTATTAGAGAGAGGTTTTAAGGAAGATAGTTTTGCTGTTCAAAGAAGGCAGAAAAAAATAAACGAATATAATAAAATGTTAGAAGAATTAACACCCGAAAAGATAGAAGCAGCAAGAGTACAACAGGGTGAAAGATTAACAATGAATGTTGATAATCAGTTAGAAAATTTAAGAGCATCAAAGACAGCAGCAGAGGGTAGACTTGCTGAATTATATTCGATACCTAAAGATGAAAGAAGTGCGTTACAAGAAAATGCTATAAACACAATGATAGGAATTATTAATCAAAGAGCAGCATTGATAGCACAAGTTGAAGCAGAAAAACAAGCAATATTATCTGATATAGGCATTGATTATGAAATACCTCCTGTTACGAATAGATTAGGACAAATAATGTCTATGACGCCTACTGAGGGCTCAGGCAAATCTGCTGGAGCTCCAGATAATTTAGTTGTTGGTAGTGGTAATATTAATACAACTAATTTATCAAATATAAATAGTTTTCCTGGCGGGTTTAATGTCTCTAACGATTTTATGACAGCTGTGCTTATGGGAGATAAAAAAGCAAAGATGAGTTAACCTCTTTGTTGTAAATGTTTTTCAGTCCATATATCAAAAGTAATACCTCTTTGATTACACCATCTACGAGCAGACGCAAACTTATCACGATTCATTTGATAAGTTTTCATTTCATATAATACAGTAGATCGTTTCTTACCTTGAACAGAGGCGGGTGGTGATAAATCTTTTGATGGTTTGACTTCGATTAGATGTGTTTTGAGATCGCCTTCAGCAGTTTTAACTTTGATAAGAAAGTCAGGAAAGTATCTACGCACCTTTTTAGATAAGGTATCATAGTAAGGTATCGCTATTTCTTCACTTGCCCATTGTAATATACCTGGGTTATTATCAAAGTATTTCATACACCTTCTCTCCCACATAGAACGATAGATGATATTATTACTATCACCCATGTATTTCTTTGGGTTTTGAGGTTTGTATTTACCTTTGTATTTCTGTGATCTTTCTGACATATTGATATAAATAGTTATAAAAGTATTTATTAGGTAAACATAAAAGAAACAATGAGTAATATATTTTCAGCATTAAATAATCTAAAGACTAACATATTTGGTGGTCAAAGTTATGTGGGTGCCGATGCACCTGGGTCAAACACACCTATATTAAGAAAGTCAGCGATTGAATTAGCAGATCGTAGTCCTACATCTAGATTAGATAATGATCCTTTACATTTTTCTAGTATATCATATCCTCGTGATATAGTCAATGATGGCACAAATGGTCATTATATGTTGTTCTATATTAATGTTCAAAATAAAACAAAATTCAATTACAAAGGACCAGGTGGTGTTGATGTCGGTGGTGTCAATGTGTTTACAGAATCAGAGGACATTTACAAACAAGGTGAATTGGTATCACCTCAAGGTACAGAATATACAACAAGTGGTAACACTAGTAAGCCGAGTTATTCAGATGAGTTCAGCAAATTGAGAGGCACTATGAGTGAAACTGATTTAATAAAACTATCTAGAAACAAACAAAATAGAGAGGGATTTTTATCTAACAGTTTGGGTAATAGACTTACATCAAGAGTTACCGATTCTATTGCGATATATCTACCACCTAATGTAACAGATAGTTATGCTAACTCTTACAATGCGACTGAAACTGGTTTTTTAGGTTTCATGTTGGCGTCAGGAGGTAAATTTTTAGATCAGTTTAGACAAAAAGATATGATGGCAGCTTCTGGCACAGCATTAAGTTCGTTGAGTGGTGTTTTTGAAGAAGCACTAAAACAAAGTGGATCTGCTTTAATAGAAACATTTACAGCTGCAGAGGGTGGTTACGAATTAGCAAATAAGATATTTGGTAGATCAGCAAACCCTTATTTAGAAGTATTGTATGGTGGTCCACAATTAAGAACATTTAATTACAGTTTTAAATTTGCACCTAAAAATGAAGATGAGAAGAATGATGTTCAAAAGATTATACAAATGTTTAGATTTCACTCAGCACCTGAACACAGAAACGATCATAATATGTTCTTAGGTTTACCTTCAGAGTTTGATATTCATTATATGTATCAAGCAGAGGATGGTGTTGCAAATGAAAACACACATTATCCAAAGATAGCGACTTGCGTATTACAAAATGTAACTACAAACTTTACACCAAATGGTGTGAAAAGTCATGCTGATGGTTCGCCTGTAGTAATAACTATGGATTTACAGTTTCTAGAAACAGAATTGATTACAAAAGATCATATTAACGAAGGATTTTAATGAGTTATTTTAACTATTTTCCTTTAATGGCATATGATGTTAAAGGCGACAAAAACTATAAACTTGTTACAGAGATAATTAAACGAGTAAAAGTTAGAAACGCAGTTAAGGACGGTCTAGTTATATTCGATAAGTATGACGTTAAGTATGGTGAGAATCCTGAAGATGTCGCATTTAAATATTATGATGACGCAGAATTACATTGGGTAGTATTACTAGTGAATAATATTACTGATAGATATTATCAATGGCCGTTGACTGATCCTCAGTTTCAATTGTTTTTAACAGACAAATATGGTGCAGGTAGTGAGGATGCAGTACATCATTATGAATTAGCACAAACAAGTGGACCTACATCATCAAGCGATGATTCACATATGCTAGAGGTCAATTCAGATACAGAAAACGCAACAACAATCACAAATAGAGAGTACGAAGAAAGAAAACAAAATCAATTAAGACAAATTAGATTATTAGATAGAAGATATTTAAATCAATTTGTAGAAGAATTTGAACAGTTAATGAAAGAATAATATCATGCCAAAAGAAAGTCTCCGTTTTCCTGGCGATTACAATTTATCTAAAGGTCAAGTAGAAATAATTACAGCAACTGGTGAAATATTACCTGTGAGAATGGGTACGATCATAGAGTTAAATATTTTCGAAGATATAGAGGTTAGTGCTCTTACAGGATCTATGGTGATTGTAGATTCTAGTAATATTATAACTGGTGCGCCACTACAAGGCAACGAGAGACTATCATTTAAGTTATCTACACCTGCTGACGGTGATAAAGAAGATTTAGTCATAGACGCTAGCGAAGAAACAGGTTTTCCCTTTCACATATACGCAATTACAAACAAAAGTATTGAATCTGAAACTATAGCGAGTTATACTATTCATTTTTGTTCAAGAGAAATGTTAAGAAGTGCGAGAACAAGAGTAAGTAGAGCGTATGATGGTGCAATACATCAAACAGCGATACAAATTTTGCGTGATAAAACAAGTTTAGATTCAACAAAGAAGTTTAGATTTGAACAAACGAGAAATAAACAGAAGATAGTAATACCTAATATGCGCCCATTAGAAGCTATGAATCTATTATGTTTAAAAGCATTATCAAAGAATACGAATGGTGCAGGATATTATTTCTACGAGACAACAAAAGGTTTTCATTTTCGCAGTTATGAGAGTATGTTGACTAATCAAGGTAAACTACCTAAACAACCAAGACTTATTTTAAAGTATAGACCAAAGACATTACCTTACGATAATAAAATTCTAGAAGGTATGCAGAATATAGATTCATATGAATTTGTACAAAATTTTGATACATTATCGCAACAAGCGATGGGAACATACTCATCTAAAGTTATCACATACAGTATATACGATAAGACTTACAATATCGCAGATTATAGTTATCATGACCAATTCTTTAGACATTTTCACGCTGATGACATCAGCGATAGTCCTGGGCGTCATTTTCATATAGGTGACACACCAGTAGATCACGATTCGAGAATGGGTGGTAATGTACCTGGTCGCATAGGTGATAAAACAGTCAGCGATTATCATGATAGTAAAGTAATATTACAACCATCTATACGATTTTTACATGGTGATGAACCAGGAAGTTTCACTACCGAAGAGGGTATGTCAGAAGCAATACGAGTATCACAAGAGAATCAAGTAAGTAATTCAACAAAAGTAAAGATAGTTATGCCTGGTCATAGTTATTTACAAGCAGGTGATGTTGTAGAATTTCAACTACCACCACTAGAAAGAAACAAAGGAGAGAAGTCAGGATACGCATATGATGAAAAATACTCAGGTCGTTATCTAGTTTCAAAAATCAGACATAGACTACAAGCACAAGAATATCGTATGGTATTAGAGTTAGTTAAAGATTCAGTATATACGCCATACGAAAAAACAGATAGTAATTACTCAGGCAAAGAACGACCAATCAAAGGTACCACAGACATCTATTCAGAGGATCAGAATTTTGATTACTTTAGAGGTTACTAATATCTCACTCCCACAGACGCTAGAAGATTTTTCCTAGCAGGTTCTAACCCAATAGTCGAGAGAGGTCGCTCAGAGTATCAGTATAAATAGTCTTATGAACGAATCGCAGAAAGAATATAATCGTATGGTTTATCGCTTGACAAGACCATACACCTATGTTAAACAGAAGATACTACAGCTATTCGAGGGTCGCAGTTATGACTTTAGAGGGGATAGTCGAACACCATGGTCGAATATGCTTGACAATCATGAACATATACACTATAACGAAAGACATGGATTACATCTAAATCCGTCAAAAAGCGTAGGCAAAAAAGGTAAGAGAATCAACGATTATGTATAGTATAGAATGGGCATGGTATACACTAAACAATCTCTTTTGTCAAGCAAAAAAATACCTGAAAATAACAGCTAGCGAACGGATTAAATACCGCAGGGTATCGAAGCAGGAGAAAAAATAATTATGCAAAATTTTATGGGCAAAGATGGTTTTCAATGGTTTGTAGGTGTCGTAGAAGATCGACAAGACCCACAGAAACTAGGGCGTGTAAGAGTTCGTTGTCTAGGGTATCATACAGAGATACACGAAGATTTAAAGACAGCAGACTTACCCTGGGCTCACCCAATGAATCCCATTACGAGTGCAACGATATCAGGCATAGGGCAGACACCTCTCGGCCCTGTCGAAGGCACATGG